GAAACAATTGAAGAGGCAACTCCTCATTGTCCATGGGACGCAAACGACTAAAGGAACGGACCTAAAAATCCAACTACTTTAGGAGTAAACTAATGAACACACTTAACCTCATTAGAAAGCAGATCCAAAAAGCATCTGCACTTCATGACGCACAGATTACTCACACTTCTTATCGTGGTGTAGAGTATGACACTCGTTGTGTAGAGTCTAAGGAGACTCACGGTACCTTCTGTTATCGTGGTCGTACTTACAGCAAGTGACACTTGTCACTCGGTTAACCATCTGTTATACTAGGGGGACTTGTCCCCCCTTTTTTGTATGGAAAAAGACAAACTCAAAATCATCGTAAGGAATCTGAGACTCCTAGTTGACGCATTGGAGTCTGAGGTGTATTCTGATGTTCAAGCTTACACAAAGGGTCTAGAGGAAGAACTCCCACCCCTCCCTGATTATGAAGAGGTATTTGAAGATGACGAATGATGACTGGCGCTACACTGAGGAGAGAATGAAACTCAGAGAACAGTGTCTTAAAGTTTTGTTAAATAGATATGGTGGTATCCGTATCGATCAGGCATCATACTCCACCCAAGACATCTACGAATGTGTAGACACTTGGATCTCACAGGGAAACAAGTTGAGTAATGGAATCGTTGCATACTTCAACGCTTACTTCAACCATGAAAACAAAAAAAGCAATCAAGTACATTCTTAAACACCCAGAGCTCTTCACAGAAGGGGAAAGGATGTACGTGGAAAGAGTAAAACAAGAGCGTAAACTTAAAAAGAAACAGAATGAATCAAGCAAAACTCATCTCAGTAACTCCTGATGCTGAGCAACACATAGCATACTGTGCTCGTGTTTCTAATCCAAACAATCAGGACAATGAGAACTTTGCAGGACTTCTCAAGTATTGTATTAAGCATCAACACTGGTCAATCTTTGAACAGGCTTTCATGAGTCTGGAAATTGAAACTACTAGGGGTATCGCTGCTCAAGTTCTAAGGCATCGTTCATTTACATTTCAAGAGTTCTCTCAACGGTACGCAAGTACCAATTTGCTGACTGCTGACATTGAACTTCCTGAACTTCGTCGTCAGGATACCAAGAATCGTCAGAATAGTATTGACGATCTTGATCCCGAGATTGTTGATAGATTGGAACGTCAGATGGTCACACTATTCAGTTCTGCACAGAGTCTCTACAATCAAATGCTAGGGGCTGGAGTCGCCAAGGAGTGTGCTCGTTTTGTACTTCCTTTGGCTACACCAACCAGGATGTACATGACCGGTTCTGTTCGCTCCTGGATTCATTACATTGAACTACGTTCAGCTAATGGTACCCAGAAAGAACACATGGACATCGCACTATCTTGTAAGAACATCTTCAGGGATCAGTTCCCAGTCATTGCAGAAGCTTTAGACTGGTAATAAATATACACATTACAATGGAGTTACCGTGGCAACATACCCAGTAAGAAACAAAGAGACGGGTGAGGAGAAAGAAATCGTCATGAGTATTCATGACTGGGATGAATGGCTTGAGAATAACCCTCAATGGGAGAGATACTACACTCCCTACAATGCACCTGTCATGGGTGTAGAGATGGGTGATCCATTCAATAAAATCTATACGAAACACCCTGGTTGGAAAGATGTAATCTCAAAGGCACAACAACAACCCGGTTCTAACCTTAAACACTACGACTAATTTTATGCCAGCAAAAAAGAAAACAGGTGTTGGAACTACTTCCAATCCAGTTCCCTTCGGTATGAGTAACAAGATGATGAAGAGAAAGAAACCAATTAATCTTGACTTCATTAAGAAGGTAGAACCTATCACTCCTAATCAGGAGATCTTCTTTGATAAGTTTAAGGAAGAACAGAACCTCGTTGCGTATGGTTGTGCTGGTACAGGTAAGACGTTTATTACCCTCTACAATGCCCTTATGGATGTCTTGGATCCGAAGACACCCTACGAGAAGATCTACATCGTCAGGTCCCTTGTACCTACCAGAGAGATTGGTTTCCTTCCTGGTGACCATGAGGATAAGTCCTCCTTGTATCAGATTCCATACAAGAATATGGTCAAGTACATGTTTGAGATGCCTGATGACGCATCGTTTGAGATGTTGTACAACAACCTCAAGGCACAGGGAACTATTTCCTTTTGGTCCACATCATTCATCCGTGGTACCACACTGGACAATGTGATTGTTATTGTTGATGAGTTCCAGAATCTGAACTTCCACGAACTTGACTCGATGATCACCCGTATCGGTGAGAACTCTAAGATCATGTTCTGTGGTGACGCAACTCAGTCTGACTTGACTAAACAGAATGAGAGAAATGGTATCGCAGACTTCATGAAGATCTTGACGAACATGCCATCGTTTGATACAATTGAATTCAATGCAGAGGACATCTGTAGAAGTGGACTCGTCAAGGAGTACATCATTGCCAAACTCGAACTCGGTATGTAATGTTTAATCATCTTGAAATAGATTACCCGTCTCTTTCCCGAGAGACGATTGATGGTGTTCGGTATTATGATACTCCAGACGGAAAGAAACTTGTTTCGATTACCTCTGTTATTAGTCACCACAATCGTGAGATTTTCACGAAGTGGAGAAAGAGAGTCGGTGTAGATGAAGCAAACAAGATTACCAAGGCGGCAACCAGTCGTGGTACTGACATGCATACACTGACTGAACACTATCTTCTGAATCAAAAACTCCCTAGTGTACAACCCTTGTCTGAATTTCTATTCAAACAAGCCAAACCTACACTCGAAAAGATCGATAACATTCATGCTATCGAACAATCATTGTTCTCCAAACAGTTAGGAGTTGCCGGTACCGTCGATTGTATCGCAGAGTATGAAGGTGAACTTGCTGTCATTGACTTCAAGACAAGTAAGAAACCCAAACCTGAGAAGTGGGTCGAAGGTTACTACATCCAGTGTGCTGCCTATGCATGTATGCTGTATGAGATGACTGGTATCTCAGTTAAAAAATTTGTTATCATTATGTCCTGTGAGGATGGGGAATGCGTTGTTTATGAACAGTATGACAAGAGTAAGTACATCAAACTTCTCACCGAGTATATTAGAGAGTTTGTTCAATTCAAATTACAAGAATATGAAGGCTGAAGAACTTAGTGTAGATCAACTGATCGAAAAGAAATTCTACAGCAGTCGTACTTTTGCTGAAGAGATAGAGAAGATTGTCAAAGACAACGCTGACATGAAGTATGTCGATGCGATTGTATATTTTTGTGAGAAGAATAGTATTGATATCGAATCCATTCCTAAACTTATATCGAAACCATTGAAGGAACGGTTGAAAGCTGAGGCTATGGAGTTAAACTTACTGAAGAAAACATCTCATGCCAAACTCCCTATATGATTCCTAAAGTGAAACCCTTTGATGTGTACAAGAGTTATCTTGGATTGAAAAATCACTTTACCAAAGACAAATATGATTACCATCGTTACGGTGGTAAATCACGTGCATCATTAGAGTCCTTCTACAAAAGAAAGGACAGATATTTCTTTGAAAAACTATCTCGACAAAAAGATGATTCCGAAGTCATTGAATTTTTTGTTTCCAACTTTGTTACTTGCGATGATCCTCAGTCTCTTTGGATTGGGGAGATTGTTAGAAATGGAGAACAGAACTACACCGAATGGAAGAGAAGGTTACAATCACTTACGTATACGTTTAAATCAGAGATAGAAAACGTCTTTACAAATCGTGACTTCGATGGTATGTTTAAGATTGAGGGTAAGCGTCACCCACCTGTCGTCAAGGAACACTTGGCGAAGAACTTATCCCTTGAGTCCATGGTCATTTTAAACAAGATCATTGGGTTCAAAAAAGACTTCGATAGTATATTGGATGACCCAGTTTGGAAGTTCTTATCCATGAGAATTGACAAGTATGATTCCTTTATACATATTGATGTATTCAAATTTAAATCGATCCTTAAGGAGGTAATTATCCATGGCACTTGAGAATGGAACTGTGCTTGAGAATTTGAAGAAGCAAAAGGC